GCAGGGACTTTTGTTGTTGGAACTGTCGCAAGCTTCACTGCTGATACAACTGGAAAGATTACTTACACTGGCAGCACGGCTGCAACGGTAAATGTTAATGCTTCTTTGACTTTAGATGTAGTAGGCACTAATCAAGATGTTACAGTTCAGTTTGCTAAAAATGGATCGTTAGTAACTTCAGCAAAGATTACAAGAACCGTAAGCTCTAACGAAGGCGGTAATGTAGGTTTGTTTTTCAATGTGCCTGTTACTGCGTCTGATTATCTTGAGGTATTTGTTGCTAACGGAACAAGCACTAACAACATTACTGTAACGGACTGTTTGTTCGGAGTTTCCTAAATGCCTAAAGTTGTACTGCCGATAGCAAATGGGTTTTATGAAAGCGATAGTTTGCCTATCTCTGCTCAAGAATGCGTCAACTTTTACCCAAACATTGCTCAAGCTCCTGCGCTTAATCAAGAGACATTGTACGGTACTGCTGGGCTTGAAGAGGTAGCAAACGCCAACAGTTTAACTGGTAACAGAGGCGCACATGAAATGAATGGTGTGCCGTACTTTGTTATAGCGTCAAAACTTTACAGTATGGCTGCTGATTATACACTTACGTTTATTGGCGAGATTGCAGGCACTACTCGTGTGTCAATGGCAGACAACGGAACTCAGCTTCTTGTTCTTGTTCCAAGTGGCAATGGGTATATTTATAATCATGTCACTGATACTTTTTCCCAAATTACAGACTCTGACTTTACGGCTAACGGAAATCCTCAGCTTGTAGTGTTTATTGATGGATTTTTTTGCCTTACTACTGATAGTAAAAAGTTTATTGTAAGCGCTTTGAATGATGGCCTTACTTATAACGCTTTAGATTTTGGAACTGCTGAATCAGATCCAGACGAGATAGTTGCTCCAATTGTATTTAAAAACCAGTTATTTATCGGTGGTTCGCAGACGATCGAAGCATTTCAAAACATTGGCGGTGCTGACTTCCCATTTCAGCGAACTGGTTTGTTCCTGTCGAAAGGCATAGTAAGTCCGTTTAGCATTCAATCCTTGCAAGACACTTTTGTATTTATTGGCGCTGGTCAGAACGAGTCACCAGCAATCTGGACTCTTCAAGGAAATAACGTAACAAAAATATCAACTACGGCAATAGACAAAGAGTTAAGCAATCTTACTCAGGATCAAATATCAGACATATTTTCGTGGGGATACGCAGAAAAAGGCGCTTACTTTGTTGGTTTTGCAATACCTAGTGGCGCTTTAGTCTATGACATTATTACTAAACGCTGGCATGAGCGTAAATCTGTTATTGGTGGAGATCTTGGCGCTTATCGTGTTACAGCGTTGGTTAGGGCTTATAATAAGATATGGGCAGGTGATTTGATAGACGGCAGGATAGGCAGTCTTGATGCTGATTTCTACACAGAATATGGCACACCAATAAGACGGTCTGTAGTTACGCAACCATTTCAAAACAACATGGATTCATTTGTTGTTCCTGAAATAGAATTGACTGTTGAAAGTGGTGTAGGCAACACAGCTTCTACAAATCCACAAATTGGCATGGCTAGAAGTCGCAACGCAAAAACATGGTCCGATACTCGATTTAGAAGTGTTGGCAAGGTAGGTGAATATAACCATAGGCCAATCTGGCGCAGAAACGGAAGAGCCAGTAGATTTGAATTATTTAGATTTACAATGAGTGATCCTGTAAAGCCTGTAATTATACAGCTTACGGCTGACATAGAGGCCTCTCAATGAGTTATAAGTTGAATGTTGGACAGCCTATAGTAGAAGATAATTTGACCATGAGTCAGGCGTTTAGGCAGTTTACTCAAGAGGCTTCTCTTAGCATTCCAATTGTTGGAACTGGTAGTCCAGAAGGTGTAGTAGAGGCGGTTCAGTACAGCTTGTATTTAGATAGTTCTGGAGGAGCAGGAGCTATACAATACAGAAAAATGTTGCCAAATATTGGCGGTAATAAAAAACAGGGATGGATTTTAGTTTGATAACTAGAACTTCAGATGTTGAATTTATTAAAAATTTTATTACAGGAACTGAAGTATTTGATGAAATAAAAGAAGATGATTTTAGTAAAGATGAATGGGTTCCTGATATGAACTCTGGATGGTTTGTTCATACAGAAGAAAATGATATTTGTGGTATTTGGATGGCTGAGTTAAGAAACGGCATAACATTAGAGGTTCATCCAATGATATTAAAAAAGTTTAGAGGAAAGAAAGCTTATAAAGGTGCAAAAGAATTTTTTACATGGATTACTAAGCATACTAAGTACGCCAAAGTAAACGCAGAAATTGCTACTTGTTTTCCAAATGCTAAAATGTTTGCAGTACAATGCGGAATGAAGATTGAAGGCACTATAAGGCAGTCTTTTAAAAAGAACGGAAAAATACATGATCAATGGTTGCTTGGTATAACGAGGCAAGAGTTGGAGACTAGGTATGAGTAAGTTAGTAAAAACACTATTTGGCGGTGAGTCTGATGAAGGCATTGAGCGTCAAGAAAAATCCAATCAACTATTGCGAGATTTTTTAGCGCGTCAAGAAGCTATGGGCAGGGCTGATATAAGAAAGGCAATGCCTAGCCAATATGCGGCAATGACGGCAGGCCAACAAGCTGGTCTTGATGTTTATGGTCAGACAATGCCTCAGCAAGCTAATGCGTTTGTTGGTGGTAATGTAGCTGCTCAACAGTCTTTGTTATCAGGCATGCCAATGTATGAGCAAGCAATAAGAGGCGGTGATGTTAATTACGCTGCTTTGAAACCATATCAAGGCAGTTATGATATGTCTTTTGCTCAACAAAAATTACCAGATGCTGTTGCTAATCCTGCTTATTTGGGTGAAGCAACAACAATAGATCCAGTAATGCAGCATCTAACTCCTGAGTATCAAAATCAACAAGCTCAAATGATGCGGATGGGTGGAGTAAATCCATTAGCTGGCATGGGTATAGATGAAGCAACTCTTGCAGAGCTTCAAAACATGGGGCGGTTATAATGAGACAAGAAGAAGAGCAGGCAATGGCAGAAGCTTTAAGTGGTATAGGCGTTAACATTCCAACGGCCGAATCTACTGTTGTTAATTTTGTCCAAAACAATCCAAACGCTTCTGTTGAGGAAGTTGCTGCATTAATACAAAGAACTGGAGCAGATCTTAGCTCTGTTGCTAATACTTTAGGTGTTCCTGTTGCAAATGCACAAAAAGCTTATGATACAGCTATATCGACACAAAGTGAGGCACAGTCTACGGCTAATGTTGCTCAAGCTGCAGCTACAGACGCTGCGAAAAAAGAAATTGCTGATACTGTGGTAGCTGATAAAACAGGCCTTGAAAACGTCATGGATTACATGGCCTCTGGTCAAGCAACTAACGATCAAGATATTTACAGAGAAATAATTAAGCAAGGTGTTGATGTTGGTCAACTTGCTGCTGCTTTGAATGTTCCTGTTGATGAAGCAACGATTAGATATACTCGCGCTCAAGAGCTTGCACAAATTGAGGACATTGCTAGAGGTGGATTAGAAAAAGCAAAAGCAGACTTTCCTAACGGTATTCCAGATAATTTATTAAAGCGATATGCGGCTGAAACTACGGACTCTGCAGAGCAGATTGCTGGATATATGGATAATCTTGGGCTGACTGTGGACGATATGGCAAGAGCCACAGGCATTCCGTTAGCGGAAGTTCAAACAGCGTATAATGCAGCCAAAGGAAGCACAGGTGGCGCAGCGGTCACTGGAGGAACGGAAGTAGCTGGAGGAACTGGCGCAGGAGTTACGTCAGGAACAGGCTCTGTAGCCTCTCCAACGGCTGTAGCAGGCGCTGCAGGCACAGGAGGTCAAACTGGTTTAGCTGGAGCTGAACGTGCTCTAGCAGGCGGTGTTACGGCTGCTGCACAAGCCATTGAGTCAGGAGCAGGCCAAGCAAGATCAGACATTCTTGGTGGTACTCAAATAGCTCGTCAAGATTTAGCGCAAGGCGCTCAAGAAGCAGGCCAAATGATACAGTCTGGCACTGGGCTAGGTTTAAATGCTCTAGGAACAGGATTAGGCGCAGCTAGAAGAGATATTTTAGGTGGGTCGCAAGCTGGTCTAGGTGCTTTGTACCAAGGTCTAGGCGGTGCAAGAACAGATCTGCAGGCGGCTCAAGAAGCAGCGAATCGTCAGTATTCTGCAGGATTGGGTGATGTTACGGCAGCGCGTGATCTTGCGTCTCAGCAAGTTGGTCAGGCGTTTGGGCAAGCAGGTCAAATGCTTGATCCTTATCGCCAAGCAGGTACAGCAGCGCTTCAACAACAAGCGGCGCTATCAGGTGCTTTAGGTCAAGAAGCTTTTAATCAAGCTTTTCAAGCAAGTCCACAACAACAGTTTCTCCGAGAGCAAGGAGAAAGAGCTGCACTCAGAACAGCAGCAGCAAGAGGCGGTGTTGGCGGTGGCAATGTAATGAAGGAGTTATCCAGATTTAACACTGGCCTAGCTTCTCAAGATCTACAAAATCAAATAGCTAACCTTCAAGCTTTAGGGTCGCAAGGTTTGGGTGCTAGTGGTACTGCTGGTCAATTAGCTGCTCAGGGAGCAATAACGCAAGCTGATATACAAAGGCAGGCCGCACAGCAGGTAGCAGATCAAAGAAATTTAATGGCTTCATCTCAGCTAGGTACAGGTCAGCAATTAGCAGGATTAGGAACACTTGCAGGTCAGCAAGGACTTAGTACCTTAACAGGAGCAGGTCAGCAGTTAGGTCAGTTAGGCGTTACTGGCGGCACGGAAGGAATGCGAGCCTTAACAGGTGCAGGTTCTCAGCTATCTGATATAGCAAGTGGAAGATCACTGGCTCAGTCTCAATTAGCCTCGCAAGCTGGTAGGCAGTTGGGTGATATTAGTCTAACTGGTGGTATGACAGTTGGTGATTACTTATATGGCACAGGTGGTGCTCTTGCTCAAAACAGAATGCAAGCAGGTCGTGACATTGCTGGTAATATTACTAATCAAATTAATGCGCTTGCTCAGTATCAAGGAAATCAAGGCATTGGGATGTCTGATCTGATAGGTCAGCAGGCTAACATTTTAGCAGGCATTCAAGGCGGCGCAGGTGCTGGTATGTCTAACATGATAGGCGGTACGGCTGGTCAGTTAGCAGGTGTAGCTACAGGAACTGGAGCAGCTTACGATCCTTCTGGGTTAGGCCAAACAAAAACGCTTAGTGGAATGCTCGGATCATCAGGTCAAGCAGGATTATCTGGAGCTATTGGCGGTATGCTTCCGAACGGTGGAGGAGCAGCGGCAGGAGCACTAGGTGGCATCCAAGGCGGCACGGCAGCTTTGGCTGCTTTGTCAGATGTTAGATTAAAAGAAAACATTAAGCGTGTAGGAACAACTTCAAGAGGTCATGGTTGGTACAACTGGGATTGGAACGAAAAAGGTCAATCCATTGCTAAAGACCAGCCTTCTTATGGAGTTTTAGCTCAAGAAGTAGCAGAGATAGATCCTTCCGCGATCATTATTGGCGATGATGGTTATCTCCGAGTAGATTATTTAAAGGTATAAAACATGGCTGAAAATCTATATGGAATTCCAACTGCTAGACGCAGAACTGGGAAAGAAGTAATTGGAGATATAGGTGAAGGATTTCGCTCTGGTCTACTTAATAGAGATCCTCGCTTCAGCAGAGAGCAAAGGCAGGCCAAACTAACTCAGGCTACTTTGCAGGACGCTGAAGAAATTGGAAGAGCGCTTAATTCAAAAGATATGCGCAAAGCTACTGATATTTTAGTAGACAGAGCTAATCTTCTTGAAAGCATGGGTGAAAGTGCCGAAGACACTTACGCCTTGCGAGATATGATTGTTAGTGGAAACACAGAAGCGGCTATGGGTGAAATTGACACATTCATAAACGCAGCTAAGCGACAAGGACTTATTAAGCCTCCTGCTCCTATTGAAAATAAATTTGTCGCTACAGATGCACGAGGTCGTTTAGGAACTGTAGTGCCTGTTGCTGGAGGCGGCACGAAATTCCAGCCTTCTACTGGCGCTCCTGAAAAACCTGTAGCTCCTACTGAATATGGCACTTAC